TGCCTTTGCTGGTTTTGAGGAGATTGTATAATGAGTAATTTGGTGAATGAACAAATCAAAGAGTCTATTCTTGATGAGGTAGAATCAATGACTATCAGTGATTTTCAGAATGCAGTAGATAAGTATGGTATATCTGGACAAACAGTCATTGATGAAATGGTAGAGAATTTAGTGGAAACCCTTTTTGAACAGAGGAGTATATAATGGGTAAAGTGAAAGATATGTTGATGGATGTAGAAGAGTTTGTTTATGACTTCTACGATAAAGAAGGAAACCTTTTGAAGTCTGAGGCATTTATTGTTGATGCCGCAATTCAGAAGTTCGGCCCTACTTTCGGCAGTTATGCTGAAGAGGTTTTGGAAGGCCCTAGTGATATGGAGCCTCATTGGGATTTCAACAAGACGGTTTCTATGAACCTTTTAGGTTTTGAGTTAGAAGATGACAAAATCCCTTTTTAGTTTATTTGTTCTGATTACATTTAGTGGATGCACTGCCGCTGAGACTGCATCCCAAATGTATCAGATGTGTAAGTATCAAAACAAATGCCCTGTTGAGGTGATTGGAGATTGGTTAAATGGTAAGTAGAACTGTTGCAATACTAACATTAGTTTCCAGTTCTGCACTAGCAGATGTTCCTTGTGACTACACAAAGGATGTGCAAACAAACTGGACACAACAAATAGAAAAGACTTCTAATATTGATAGGAAGGTTTTTCCATATGTTGAGGATACTCGTAAATGTGTTATGTCTATGGATGTAACGATTGGTGGACAGACCTACCCTGCTGAGGGTTCTTATGTGTTTGGCCCAGATATGAGTGAGAATGATGCTTGTGAACAGGCAACTATCTCTGCAAAGAAGGTAATCATTGGTGAGGTATCACCAGAAATATTGACTGCCAAGACAGAGATGAACTGTTCAACTAAGCCGCAAGAAAGTGTGCAAGTTGTAGAAAGTTTGCCGCAAGAAAGTGTTGTGGTGCAAGAGGGGATACCTGTTACTAATACAAAAGTTATTGACACAGCCCCCAATCATGTTGTATACTTACCAAATAATAGTAAAGGTATCAGTATTGGTTCTTTTACTATAGAGTTTGACCCTCATAAACATAAGAGGGGTAAATGTTATACTAAATGGAATGGTGGTGGAATGGACTGTTATTGATGATGAAAATTTTGATAGGAATTGTGTTGGGAATTGTTTTGATAACATATTACCCACAAATAGGTTCAGTGTTGACAGATGTGTTTGTCGATTCTGGAATGCGTGATGATCTAGTTGATACTTTAGAAGGGATTAAATAATGAAAAAGATCATGTTACTTGGTGCTACTGTAGCACTTGCTGCTTGTAGTAGTAACCCAACAGTGGAGACACTTTCTAATGTGCCTCCTAACTCAATCGTAGATACACAAGAGTATGTCTACAAATCAAAGGTAGTAGAAGAACAAATTGAGGTTATGCCTGATTGGTTCAAGAAAATGCCTGAAAGTGAAACTGCAATCTATTCCACAGGAACAGCGGCAACTACAGATTTACAGTTGTCTATTGATCTTGCGGTATTGAATGCAAAGACAACTCTTGCAGACAGAATCAATGGTCGAGTTCGTTCTCAGACCAAGTCTTTTGTTGCAAAGATTGGAAGTGAAGAAATTGGTAGTTCTGTATTATCAGAAGTTGAGAAGGCAACAAAGAACATCATTGCAGATGTAGATGTTGCTGGTTACAAAGTTTCTGAAACAGAGATTATTTCCAATGGCCCCAAATATCGTGCCTATGTTCTTCTAGAATATTCTGATAAAGAGGCAAACAAAATTATTTTGAACCGCCTTCGTAAAGACAGAATGCTCTTGTCTAAGATTAAAACAACTAAGGCATTTGAGGAGTTGGATACTTCTGTAGATGAAATTAAAACATCTGATGCAGAAGAGTCAGAGGCAAATTTGAAAGTTCTTACTCAATGATAGAAGCACTTCTATACTCTTTTCTTTCTGTGGCATCTCCAGCTATTGCAGAAATGCCACAGGGAGACAGAGATGAATTTCATAGAATGGAATCATACTGTCTTGCAGAGAATGTATATCACGAAGCACGAAACCAACCTCTTGCTGGACAGATGGCGGTTATATCAGTCACTATAAATCGTGTGAATGATCCTAGATTTCCAGACACTATTTGTGGTGTTGTAAAAGAGGGCCCGCACCGTCCATCATGGAAAGGAACTGGTGAAATGATTCCAGTTCGTCATCGTTGTCAATTTAGTTGGTATTGTGATGGTAAATCTGATAAGATTAGAGATGAAGAAACTTTTGTTGATATTCTTATATTGACAGAATCCATTGTTTCTGGTAGTATAAAGGTATTGGATATTACAGAAGGTGCAACACACTATCATGCAGACTATGTAAGTCCTGCTTGGGCAGAAACAAAAACCAAGACAATTGAAATTGAAGATCACATATTCTATAGGTGGGATTGATGAATATATTTTATCTAAACAATGACCCTAAGACTTGTGCCCAAATGCACAATGACAGTCATTGTAGTAAAATGATTATTGAGTATGCTCAGTTGATGTCTACTGCACATCGTGTATTGGATGGTGAACCATACTATGGTAAGACTGCAAATGGTCGTAAGATACAAAGATGGTTACATCCCGATCCAGTTATGGAAGCAACTCTATACAAGGCCTCTCATGTAAAACATCCTAGTGGTATTTGGACACGAAAATCAAAACAGAATTATATGTGGTTGTATAATATGTGGACAGAGTTGAATACAGAGTTTATGTATCGTTACAACAAGAATGTGCCACATGAGAGTTTTCGTAAACTGGAAGGTGTTCTATCCAAAGCACCACATCAAATGTATGAACTAGGTTTTTGTGAACCATTTCCAGCAATGCCTGATGATGTAAAACACAAATCTTCAATAAAATCTTATCACGAATACTATATAAAGTATAAACAACATCTTGCAAAATGGACTAAAAGAGGAGTGCCGTATTGGTATGGACAATCTGAATTACGAGTTGCCTGAATTGAGAGCAAAGGTGGGCAGTCTGCAACAAGAGAATGAAGCATTGCGACATGATCTTAAAGAGATGACTGCCTCTTATTATGCACTACTAAATAGGATCAAAGAACTAACTGAGAAAACAGATAATGCCTAATTATGATTTTATAAACAATGATACTGGTGAAGAAGAAACTCATTATATGAGTATTTCAGAACTTGATAAGTTCAAAGAAGATAATCCACACCTCACCAGAAAAATAACTGCACCAGCAATCGTTGGTGGACTTGGTAGTGGTGGTATTAAACCAGGCGGTGGTTTGGATGAAGTCTTTGCTAAAACAGCAGAGGCATATCCAGATAGCCCACTTGCAGATAGATATGGTAAAAAGACTAATAAAGAAATCAAGACCAGAGAAGTCTTGAAGAAACATAAGGTGATATAATAATATGGCAAAAGCAAAAGATATTCGCATTGATCAAATGGTTTCGATAAGTGCTGTCACTGATAATCAAAAGAGAGCATTTCAAGACTATAAGGCAGGCAAGAATTTATTCCTTTATGGTGCGGCTGGAACTGGTAAAACTTTTGTTACTCTTTTCCTTGCACTACAAGAAGTTCTAAGAAATGAAACAAAGTATGACTGTGTTTACATTGTTCGTAGTGCAGTTCCAACTCGTGAGATTGGTTTCTTGCCTGGCGATGAAGAAGATAAGACAGCCCTGTTTCAAGTCCCATATCAGAACATGGTGAAGTTTATGTTTGAACAACCTAATGAACAGGCGTTCAACATTCTATACGACAGACTGAAGAATCAAGGTTCGTTAATGTTCCTTACAACTTCATTCTTGCGTGGTATCACTTTGGATAACGCAATCATCATTGTAGATGAGGCACAGAATCTAAACTTCCATGAACTGGACACTATTATTACTCGTGTCGGTATGGATTCAAAGATTATGTTCTGTGGCGATTTCTTCCAATCAGACTTACAAAAACATTCAGATAAAGAAGGACTGAAGAGGTTCATGTCTATTCTTAGAAATATGCAATCGTTTTCAAATATCGAATTTACACTAGGTGACATTGTTCGCTCTGGTATGGTGAAAGAGTATTTGATTAGTAAAATTAAGACAGGAGCAGAAGACGATGGCCAAGGTTAAAATGACTAATGTGAGTGTCCATGAAGGAATCAAAAAGAAGACTTCTATTGGTGGAAATAACTCAATGATTAAGACAAGTTCTATGAACAAGTCAACTCGCAAGAGTTATAAAAAATATAGAGGACAGGGTAGGGTCTAATGTTTTCATTTGATGTAGAAAACATCACCAAAGGCATTGGAGTGGTAACTGCCACCCTTGCACTGATTGGTGGTGGATATACTCTATATGATAAACTAGGTATTGAAGACCCTATCTTAGAATGGGCTCCAGAGTATTTTGAAATCTCTGACGGGCCCGCCGATGGTGAGTTTAAGGTTATTGTTGCAAGAGAAAAATTGCGTGATGATTGTAAGGTAATGGACTTTAGATTGGAAGTTAGAGACAGTGAATATATTGTTCATCCAGCGATTCCAAGTGTTACTAAGTTCTCTGGGCCTGCAAATGATAAGGTTGACAAGTTTGGTTATAAGATTTCATTTGATGGTCAACATAAAATGAAAGTTGCAAAAGGTGAAGCAACTCTACTTGCACACATTGATTATGAATGTCCAGAGGGCCCTGTAGTAGTGAACTACCCAGACCATGAAAATTTAAGGTTTAATATTACAGAATAACTCTTGACAATACCCTGTAAATTGAATATAATATGTTAAAACTGTGAGGATTAAAATATGTTTACACACAAATCAGTAGAGATACCAGAGGTATCAACTAAAACCGTCAATCGCAAACGCTTCTATGTTGCACCAGATGGAAACCTATATCCATCAATTACAACCGTTCTTTCTGTTCGCAGTAAAGAAGGATTGGCAGAATGGCGTAAGCGTGTAGGTGAGGATGTTGCAAACTACATCTCTCGCACTGCTGCATCTCGTGGAACTAAGGTTCACCAGATGTGTGAAGATTTTCTAAACAACCAAGAAGTAGTGAAGGACAATCGTGAGTTCTTGCCTTGGTGTTTGTTCCAACAACTAAAACCAGTTCTTGAAGAGAAGGTGAACAACATCTACGCTCAAGAATGTGGGTTATGGAGTGATAAATATAAAGTAGCAGGCCGTGTTGACTGTATTGCAGAATATAATGGTGTGCCTTCTATTATCGACTTCAAGACATCTCGTTCACAACGAAACGATGAGTATAATGAGTCGTATTATATTCAGGCCTCTGCATATGCAGAGATGTTTGAAGAACGAACTGGAACTCCAATCGAACAAATTGTTATTCTGGTTGTAACAGAAGATGGACAAATTCAAGAGTTTGTGAAGAAGAAACATGAGTATCTTCCATTGCTTGTTGAGACTATTGAACAGTTTATCTCCGAATGGGAGAAAGAAAATGATTCGCAAACTGGCGGTGATTCTGCTGTTCTCAGTGGTGCCACTGCATAACATAAACGCTGAACCTGTATGGGCGAACAAACCCATGCAGTGTGCAACTCTAGATGAGGTTATAAAATTGACTAAAATTCTAGAAGAAGAACCCTTCATTTATTTTGAAGGTTTGTCAACTAGACCAGAAGGAAACTTTCTAACCAAGTTTCTTATAACTCTGAACAGAAAAACCAATGGATGGACATTGATTGAAATCCCAGATGAAGATCAGGCGTGTATCTTAGGTGCTGGACAGGGTGAAATAAAATTTAATAATGGTGGAATTACCACTTGACAATCAAGGTTGTTTAGGGTATAAATAGAATACAGTTTGTTGATACAATTCAACACTTGAACAGGACGGCGGTGCGATACCGCCCGCCTCCACCATAATAACACTGAGAACGGGCAACCGTCAGTAAGTCTATAAAGGGTCGCAACCTTGAGCGACAGTGTTATTATGATGGGGGCGAAATAGGATCGACTGGCAAGGATAGAGGCGAGTAGAACTGTCGGATGGTTTCGTAATCGACCAAAAAAAGTAACTGCAAACGATAATACTTTTGCACTTGCAGCCTAGTTTTAGGTGACGGAGTTTCGGTAGGTTGACTTGGCAACAGAATAACCTACCACAGTTTTGAAGGGTGGTGCCTCAATACACTCGTGTGGATCAACGGTTAGTCCACAACACACATAACACAACACACAAAGGAGAAATGTTATGATTTATAACTACAACCAGTGGCA